TCAGTGAACAGGATAGTGAAACTAGGACGTATTGGAAGTTCAAAACCTTGAGAGGTTTTGAACTCTTTTTTAGAGAACTGAAAGGTAAGAAGGGCTTCCGGCAGAAGCGGCGGTCATCCCTAATGTGCTATGGCGGTGTTTCGTCCTTAAGCCAACGGTTGACCATTTCTGAGTCCAGCTTCGCGATATAGCGGATAGCAAGTTTTGCTAACAGACTTGATGGCAAGGCCATGTGCTGGTCAAACCACACCTTACGAGCCCGCTTAATTGTGCTCTGGTCAACGTTGGCGCTTTCCTCAATCCTCTCCAATGTGTTCTTCACAGACCATCCTTCGCGATCGTGCAGAAGGACATACATGGCGGTCAGCTTGTGGTACTCATGTTTTCGCGGGCGACCACCGGGGTTGTCGGGGCAGGTCAAGCCGAAAGCTTTGTCGGCTGGCGTGCCGGCCACCATTTCTTCTAAGCAGTTAGCCAACCAATCCATCAAGGGCTCATCTCGATGATCGAGTCGCAGTTTGAGCGCAGCCTCTTCAATAAGCTCCTTTGCCGCCGCCACATCTCCCGTACGAGCGGCTTCTATCCTCTCTTTGGTGACGTTTTCAAACTCCCTCAGGAGGCGTCGCAAGTCATCCTGAAGTGTGCTTTGCCCGCTTCTCGTGGGTGCGTTTGGGTCACGCTCGTCTTGACCGTCTCGGTCGTTATGCATGGGAGCGCACCGATGAGATGGGCTGAACCTTACTGCGCGGCCGCGAACTCACAAACTCCGCCCACGCTTTCATCAACCTGTACCGGCGGGCGAACAAATCGGACCGTAAGTATGCCGCCTCTACGCGATCACGATTGACATGTGCCAATGCAGCTTCAGCGATTTCGCGAGGAAAGGCGGTCTGCTCGGCGCACCAGTCTCTGAAGGTCGATCTGAAGCCATGGACGGTGATGTCCGTTATCCCCATCCGTTTGAGCACAGCCAACATCGTATTCTCAGAGAGCGGCTTGTCGCGTCGCCCCTCGAATACAATCCCCGAGCCGGAGCGCGGGAGATCCCTTATCAGGGTCACGATGGGCTCGGCCAGGGGCACCCGATGTTCGCGGCCAGCCTTCATGCGTTCGCCTGGAATGGCCCACAGCGGCACCTCACCGTCGAGATCGAACTCCTCCCAGCGGGCGCCTCGCGTCTCATTGGTACGAGCCGCCGTCAGAATGGTGAATTGCAGCGCTTTAGCAGCTTGCCCCGAAAGCTCGCCGAGGGCCTCGCAGAATGAAGGCACTTCGGCCCAAGGCAATGCCCGATGATGGTTGACGCGCTGAATGCGGCGATGTGACGGTAGGGAATGTTCAAGGTGCCCGGACCAACGAGCAGGGTTCTCACCTCCACGGTAGCCGCGGGTCTTGGCCCAGTCCAACACGCGTTCGATACGACCGCGCACCCGAGATGCTGTCTCGGGTTTTTTCAGCCAGATAGGCTCTAGAGCCTTCAAAACGTGCTCGATGCTGACCTCACTGACTGGTAACTCTCCGAATGCGGGGCCAGCATACGTCGTTAGCGTATTCGACCATTGGCTCGCATGTTTTGCGTTGCTCCAGCCTGCTCGTTGCGATTCGATATAGATCTCTGCAGCCGCAGCGAATGTTGGCACGCCTGGGCGTGACTGCTGGCTTTTACGATGCTCGATAGGATCAATGCCTTGCCGTACCAACTTACGAGCTTCAAGGGCTGCCTCGCGCGCTTTTGAGAGGGACACAAGTGCGACTGGCCCGAGGCCCATTGTCCGCGCTCGTCGATTGATCATGAAACGGAACGTCCATGTCTTGCTACCCGGACGAACCTGGAGATATAACCCATTGCCGTCGCTGTAGAACCCTGGCTCGTGTAAGTTGCGAATGTCAGCGACGGTGAGCTGATTGATCGTTCTTGCCATGGCCCATACCTACAAACCTACCTACAAACTGTATCGGACATTCCCGAACATCGCGAACTTCAATAGGACGAGAAGTTCATATTATAGCAGGTAAATTAAGTAGTTAGAGAACCTCTACGAACAGAACGAACATAGGCGAACCATATAGTGGCGGACTCCCTCTCCGCCACCCAGTCACGCTGAACACAGCTGATGAAAGTACTTTACCCAAACTAGCCCGAACTACCGCGTGTGTGCGGGCTTTGGCGAACGGCTCTTTGATAGAAGCACAAACGGAGAGCGTCCACCAACGTCAAAACGCTTCCACTGACGCCTTTTTCTCTCGTGGCGTTTTCGACGGTCCGAGTTTGGACGCGATCGGGATTGGAAGGGTCTAACTGAAGCCTAGAAGATGGCGTTGTTCCACCCAATCGAGCGGAAGATCTGCAAGGCGAGTGAGACGTTCGGCGGTGAGCTCGACCGGCTGTCTTCCATCGAGTATCGCCTGCTTGATGTCCGGCGCGAGAAAGGCAAGCCGCATGACACGACGCAGGTACCGTATCGTCATGCCATCCGCTTTGGCCAAGTCGTTCAACGTACCGGCCTCCCCCGAGGACCATCTCTTCCACCACTCGTGTCCGCGAACAATGGCCTTGATCAAAGTTGGATCGGGTGCAGGTACAGACTCAGTGCCGGGGCTCTCGATCACCAACTTAAGCTCAACTCCCTTTCGCTTGAGGCGAGCGGGCACGGTGAGGGTGTAATCGTCCATCGTGGCTAAGAGCGTCAAGCCAAGCGCATTACGCAAAGGCGTCCGATTCAAATGGATTACGACCGAAGTTGGGGCTAGCACTACCCGGCTGACGAGTTCTCGGATGAGTGCGTTCCTGGTACGGGGCTCAGTCAGGTGCCCAGCGAGACCTGCGCTTTCAAGCTGGATGATCTGGGCCTGATCAGCGGAGGGGTTCTCAAGCCCTGTGGCTTCGATGACTTCCATCGGACTGCGAAGCAGTCCGATGAGTGCGTCGAGGAGCACCTTCTCGATCTCACCGGCAGCAATCCGTTGGGGTCGATGTCGTACGCCGTCTCGCTTCTCGCGGGTTCGTTGGATGTAGTAACGATAGCGACGGCCCTTCTTCAGGGCATGACTTGGTGTAAACCCCCGCCCTTCTTCATCGAACAACAAGCCTGTCAAGAGACTTGGCTCTTTCGCGTACCGGCCATGACGGCGCGCGACACGGTTCTTCGCGAGTTGGACCTGAACGGCTTTCCAGGTGTCATGATCGATGATGGCCTCATGCAATCCTGGGTGTCTTTCCTCCTTATATCGAACCTCACCGATGTAGAGCGGGTTCTGGAGTAGATGATAGAGCTGGCCTCGAGAGAATAGCTTCCCGGTCTTGCTGCGCAGGTTCCCCCGTCCGGCCGCGGCTCGAACCTCTCGTACGTTCTTGTGCTCGAGATAGAGCTGGTATAGCCGGCGGACCGTGCTTACCTCCGATGGATTGGGAATCAGGCAGCGATCCTTCACGTTATAGCCCAAGGGTACGAATCCACCCATCCACATGCCCTTACGCTTGGAGGCAGCGATCTTGTCTCGGATGCGCTCCCCCGTCACCTCCCGCTCGAACTGGGCAAAGCTCAAGAGCACATTGAGCGTTAGCCGGCCCATCGAGGTTGTTGTGTTGAACTGCTGCGTCACAGAAACGAAGGACACCTGATGGGTATCAAAGATCTCCACCAAGCGAGCGAAGTCCGAAAGAGTACGAGTCAACCGATCCACCTTGTAGACGACGACTACATCGACGTGCCCTGCTTTGATGTCTGCGAGGAGCCGTTGAAGTGCAGGTCGCTCGAGCGTACTGCCTGAGATCCCGCCGTCGTCGTAGCTCTGCGGCCGAGCCTGCCACCCCTCGTGTTGTTGGCTCTGCACATAAGCTTCACAGGCCTCTCGCTGGGCATCGAGAGAATTAAAGGCCTGCTCCAGCCCTTCCTCGGAGGACTTCCGCGTGTAGATCGCGCAGCGCGTCCTGCCCTTCCCGTTCACCCTCCCCTTCGCACCGACTCCACTATTCATGGAGAGGTCCCCCTGTCCTTGAGACCGAAGAATGCAGGTCCCGACCAGCGGCTGCCGGTGATCTCTCGAGCGATCACCGAGAGACTCCGGTAGGCGTTGCCCCGGTAAAGGAAGCCTTGCTCGGCCACCGTGACCGTATGGGTCTCACCGTCCCACTCCCGCAAGAGCCGGGTGCCGGGCTTGATCGGAGGTCGGCCCTGTACTGGTAAGGAACCGGTGGTGCGTAACTGCTCGGCGAGGCTCCGCAGTCGACGTTCGAGGCGCCGATGGCTGCCGCCGTTGGCTCGTCGTGCCTGCCACCGGTACGCCACGGCCTGCAGGAGCAACTCACGGTGAGCATAGGGCGGTGGTAGGCACCGATAGAGCCCTTCGAACTGTGCCACAAGCGCCGCTCTTGAGAGCCCGGCCAAGGCGGTGAGTGGCTCGACCTCACCGCCTTGGCCCTGGGGGTCGTCGGTCATGAGGGTTGTGCGGCCGGTTCCTCGGTCGCGATGCGGTAGCGACGCCCTTCGGGGCCTGCCTCAGAGGTCAGCGTCAAACCCAGGCGCTTGCGCACGGTGCCGGAGAGAAATCCTCGCACCGAGTGAGCCTGCCACCCCGTCAGAGTCATCAGGTCGGTCAACGTCGCCCCGGTGGGTTGTTGCAGTGCGGCAATCACGGTCGCCTTCTTGGAGGACGCCCGGCGCTCTTTCGCGGCCGCAGGTCGCCGGGCAGTGGTTTTTAATTGGTTTCGGCTGCGACGGCGCGGCGCGCCGGTCTTTTTCTGGGGAATCTTCGAAGTCTTTCGCGTCATGACGGGCTCCTTGATGTCTGCGCCGGCCATCCGCCGCGTGAGCCCACTGCCCACCCGGCCTGGCGGTGCCATTGACGCTTCGTGTTGCAAGGAAGTCCAGTGGTTTTGCTAAGAACCGAGCGGCTCTTGCCGATTTATCGGTGGACCGAATAAATCGGCGTGACGATGCAGTGGAGCTCCGGTACTTGACGCGCTTGGATCCAGCCCAGGAACTGCGAAACGCTGTCCACTTGATCATCGTAGCGTCCATGTGGGAACTGCAGCACCTCGGCCCGGAAATCGTCAAGCCACTCGGCGCGGCGCAGCAAATAGACGTGGCCCGCCTCAATTTTTGCGGACTGGACCTGCATGCGGGTGACCTTGTCCCGCTCTGGGCGAATGGGGATGGGCTTGGGCACGTCCGCTGGACCTTCCCGGTGCAGATCCTGTAGGAGGCCGGTACCGGATCCTGCGTCTTCGATGAGCACAACCTCAGCATGATGGCGTCGGGCCTCCTTAACGATCTTCCGCTTGAGGTCCGGGTAGACGAGACGCTCGCGCAGCACGTCCACGAGAAAGTAAAGGTTGCCCTGGACGAGCCAGGTTGTGCACACGGAATAGTCGTTGGTGGCCCCAGTCTTCGAAGCCGTATCCCAGCTTTGGACCACCCGATCGTTGCGCACCCGCCGGACCTGCTCGAAATCATAGGTGTTAAACCAGGACCAGCGGATGATCTCACCGTCCGCGGGGATCGGGTTCTGCTGATAATGGGCCGAGAAATTGAAGCTGCCCAGTGCCGCCTTAGTCCGCTCAAGTTCCTCTTTCGATTCGCGTTTGGGGTGCAGCAATCCGCCTCGCTTACGTTGCCAGTTAATACGAGGCCCAATTTTTATCAGTTGATCTTCTTCGGCAATGGCAGGGAGATTGAGATGCGTCCAACCACCTCGCTCAAGGACGTGGCCCGCGAGATCCTCCACATGCAGCCTCTGCATCACAATAATAATGGCGCCCGTGCGCTTGTCGTCTAGCCGGGAATAAAGCGTCCCGTGGAACCATTCGTTCACGCCAGAACGTTTGGTCTCGGAGAACGCATCATCGGCTTTCAGCGGGTCATCGATTATCATCAGGTCACCGCCGCGACCGGTCAACGTCCCTCCAACGGACGTTGAGTATCGCGAGCCCCGCCTGGTTGTCATGAAGTCGAGCGTGGTGTTTTTCTCCGCGCTGAGCCGCGTCCGCGGAAAGACGCTTTGATACCAGGGCGAACTCATGACGGCCCGGCAATCAAGCGCGTGCTTGCCCGCAAGTTCAGCGGAATAACTCGCGCAAATGATCCGCACACTGGGATCATGGCCCAGAATCCAGGCAGGCAGTGCGACTGAAGCGGCGATCGACTTCAAGTACCGCGGCGGGAGCGTGACCAACAACCGGGTGATCTTGCCCTCCGCCACCTGCTGCAAGTGCCAGCACAGCGCTTCAACGTACAGGCCATGAATGTACGCCTGCCCCGGCACGACGGCCTGAAAGGCCTTGCGTGTAAAGCTTGTGAGGCTTCGTCGTAGGGCAGCATTGAGCGCCCGGGCCTCATTGTTCATGACCCACCGCCCTTGCCGGTAGGCGGCGTTTGTCGTTTGACATACGCCTCAAGGATGGCCGCATCCTCAGCGCTGAGGTCAGCCTCGATCTGCTCGGGCGGCGCCGGTTCTAGGACTCGGAGCATCATGTTGAGCAGCAGCGTCGCCGATCGGGTCTTACCGCTGAGCGCCTCGGCCATGAGGCGTTTCACGAAAGCCCGCTGCTTGGAGATCTTGATCTGGCGGCCTGCTTCCGAAATGACGATGCGCTCTGAGAGCTCCTCGGTGAGATCGGTCTTTAGGTTCTTCGTCCCCTTGGGTCGGCCGCTCGGGTTGCCGGACTGGCCTTTTTGGAACCGACTGTGCTTGGGAGGCTTGGCGTAACCCACCTCGTGGTCATCGCTCACGATCGACCTCCCGTGACGTCAGCGTCCTGTGACGTCAACGTCGTCCGCAGCACCGGGGAGTCGCGTGACTTCAGTGGTTCACAATGCACAGAGGTTTGCAGTGACGGTGGTGAGGGCAATGAGTCTGGTGACGACTCCGGCGTAACAGGATCCGGAGTCTGGGCCAGGAGCCGATCCCCGCGTTTGGTGAGTTCGGAGAAAGTCAAACCAGACGCCTGATGCACCGGATTGTTCCCGGTGAGTTGCCGGTAGCGCATGAGCGTGACATCCACGTAGGCAGGCTCAAGTTCCATGAGGTACGCCCGCCGCCCGCTCTGCTCGGCAGCGATCAGCGTCGTGCCGCTTCCGCCGAAGCAATCCAAAATGATGCCGCTGCGGTTCGAGCAATCGAGAATGGCGTCGGCCACCAGCGCCACAGGCTTCACGGTAGGATGCCACTCCAACTCCTCAAGCCTGCCGTCGCGGAGCGTATTGACCCCGGGGTAGCTCCAGACGTTGGTCCGATAACGGCCGTGCCGGCCAAGTTCCACATTATTAATATGTGGCGCTGTGCCGCTCTTGAAGACCAAAATGAGTTCGTGCTGGGAGCGGTACAGCGAGCCCATGCCGCCATTGTCTTTGCTCCAGACACACAGGTTCTTGAACTCCCGGTAGGCGCCGCCGGCGGACAGGATCTCCGCCAAGTGGCGCCAATCCATACAAACAAAATGAATCGCACCGTCCACGCTATGAGCGATGAGATGTTCGAAAATCCCCTTGAGGAAAGCCGAGAACTCTTGTGCTGACATCTCACCACAGGCCATAGCGAAGTCCTCGTGCTTCACCCGCCCTAAGCCCGAAACGTGGCCCTCAATAGGGACGTTGTAAGGCGGGTCGGTGAAGATCATCTGGGCCGAATCACCTGCCATTAAGCGCTGGAAGGACGCAGGCTGAGTGGCGTCACCACAAAACACCCGATGAAGCCCCAAAAGCCAAAGATCACCGGGTTGGGTAACAGGCGGCGAGGTGGGATCCACGTCGGGCACCTCATCGGCCGGATCCGGATCGGTATCAACGCCCTGAATCAACAGATCAATCTCCGCGGTCTCGAAACCCGTGATCGTGAGATCGAAGTCGAGTTCGAGGTCGCTCAAGTACTTGAACTCAATCGCGAGCAGTGTTTCGTCCCAGCCAGCATTCTCGGCTAGGCGGTTGTCGGCGATGACATAGGCACGAATCTCCGCCTCGGTCATCTGTTCGAGACAGATCGTAGGTACCCTTTCCAATCGCAACAGTTTCGCTGCCTCGATCCGACCGTGGCCGGCAACGACGCCGTCTTGGTCATCCAATAAGATCGGGCTGGTGAAACCGAACTGCTCAATGCTCTCGGCAATCTGGCGGATTTGCTTCGGCGAGTGGGTGCGCGGGTTGCGCGACCGGGGCTTCAACGATGAGATGTCCCGGTAGTGAATTTCGAGGTCGCGTATCAGGCTCTCTCGGTTCTTTCCGCTTCCGGCCGGTAGCCGGTCAGGCTGCGCCTGCGCAGGTTGAGCTCCTGCAGGCTGGGCCTGCAATGGAAGCGTGGTGGGATAGCCCCGATGGGACCGGCTCGTGCAAGCCTGCGGGCCGCGTCCAAGGCTGGTTGCCGCCGGAGAATCCGGGGCCGCTTGCGGCGCTACGCCGCGGTCAGTATTAATAGATCGATTGTTCATCAGCATGACTCCAGGTACATCGGGTCACGCTGATGGGTTCGACGGCGTGATCCGCGATGGGTCAAATCCTCCACGCCGCTGTCTCATCGTGAGCGGCGCAGTCCATCGCCGGCGTCATGCCATGCGTTATTAGGTAGTTTAGAGCCTTCAATTCTCTTTTGGAAGAGGTTGGATAGGAGAAAGTGCCGCCAGGATAGCCTGGCTTCGAA